GAACTCTGCAATAACAATTAATGGATCATCAGTGTCATTGGGCGGTTCAATAACAGTAACAGTTGCAAACTTTAGTGGTTCTGGAACATCAATCACTGGTTTGCAATCTGCTGCTGGTATTGCACTACCTATATCAACTGCAAATAACACTACTGCATCTGGTGCTATCACTATTGCAACTGGTACATCGTCTAACTCTGGTACCACAACTGGAACTCTATCTATAAGCACGGGAAATAGTGCAAGTGCTGGAACTTCTGCTTCTGGATCTATTACGATCAAAACAGGCGATGGCCTTGGTGGAGCTGGTAGTACTGGTGGAGTAACTATTGATGTTGGCTCTAGCGCTGGAACTGGTCTTGCTGGAACTATTAATATTGGTGCTAATAATTCACCTACTATAAACATTGGTAAAACTTCTTCATCTGTATCTATAAAACCTTTAACTGCTGCAGGATACGTCACTAATACTTCTGACGGAACCCTAGGAACTACTACAACCATCCCTAAGTCTGTAGTTGGCCTTGGTAACGTAGACAATACTTCAGATGTTAATAAGCCAGTATCGACCGCTCAGCAGACTGCGTTGGATTTAAAACTTACTTCTAGTGTTGCAGCATCAACTTATGCTCCTATAGCATCGCCTACATTTACAGGAACTGTTTCTGGTATTACAAAGACAATGGTTGGGCTTGGTAACGTAGACAATACTTCAGATGTTAATAAGCCAGTATCGACCGCTCAGCAGACTGCGTTAGATCTAAAGGCAAATAAAAATAATGCTGTATTTACTGGAACTATGCCATCAGTCACTAGCTCTACTTCTTCAAGTGTTAAGTCTAGTACTGATTTAGTAAACAGAGCATACATAGATTCTGTTGTTAATCCAACAACTTGGAAAGTTTCAGTCGTATGCGCGACTACAGCAGCTTTAGGTACTTCTGGAAACCTAGTTGGTGGAACTATCACTACTACCTATAATAATGGAACTTCAGGTGTAGGGGCAACTTTAACTATTGCTACTTCATCAAACTGGACAGCTATTACTATCGATGGATATAGTTTTAACACAAGTGATCGTGTACTTATTAAGAATCAAGCATCAGCTTTTCAAAATGGTATTTATACAGTTACAACTAAAGGAACTGTTGGAACAACTACTTCATTTGTTTTTACTAGAGCAACTGACGCAGACACTTCTACAGAAAATTTTGAAAAACACTCCCTGTATGTTGAGTACGGAACTAATTATGCTGACAATGCTTTTGTAAATATTATAAATGGTGATATTGTAATGGGGACTACCGATATAGTATACAGCCTTGGTGTTTTTAATTCAACTGTCCCACTTTCAGGATTAGGTAGAATTCCTTACACAAATTCTGATAGAGGGATTACCTATACTGCTCCATATACAAAGACTGGTCAGGTTTTAAAAAGTGGATTTGCTGCACCTGGTGCAGATTTAGGTTGGTATGATCCAGTCCCATTTGATATGAAAACTGGAAAAATTGCTTCCACTGACTGGGATAATGTTGCTAGTCCAGTTGGTGAAGTGATCGTTACTTTTGATGCTGCTTTTCAAACAGGAGCTGTTCCTAATATAACATTTAGTCCGATATCTACATCTACAACTACAATTTTTACAGTTACCTTAAAATCAGCCCCTACGGAAACTGGTTTTACTGCCATTATTAGAACTTGGAATGGTACAGCTTTTTCAGTTACTACGGCTCCTACTGTATATTGGACTGCAGTGCAAGGAGCAAGAATAGTAGGTACTGCATCCAGCACTAATGATGGCAGAACAGACTATGGAACTGTTGGTTAGTGATGATAAAATTAAGTAAAGTTTTGGAGGATAAGTAATGTACACGATTCTAAAAATAACTACTGATGAAGTAGACGAATTTATTGTATATAATAAACTAACTAATTTAGAGGTTGCTCGCTATTCTACATATAGTGAAGCATTTCAAGATTTATTATCTAGATAAATTTAATTTTTAGGTCTAGGTTCTTGCCTGGGATCTCTAATAAATACAATACCTTGATGTTTTAATTCACAACATCTAGCCAATTTCATCACAACAAATACTTTTTTACATTCATTGCATTGATATGGATCTTGCCTATTATTCTGTTTCACTCGGGGCCTTACGGTCTACGATTACTATCAATTTATTATCTCACGTGTGTTATATCTCGTTATGCTAGTATTTATGTATAAAGTTACTATATAACCATAGGAGACAAAATGACCGAATTTATCGGAATATCTGGATTTGCTAGATCTGGAAAAGATACTGCTGCTGATTATTTAGTAAAAAACCATGGATTTACAAGAATATCTTTTGCCGACCCGATGAGAGAAGCACTACTTGCATTAGACCCTAGTGTATCTTTTGGAATCTCTTCTATAAAAATATCTACTCTAGTTAGGCTAGGTGGGTGGGATACGGTAAAAGAAGATTATCCAGAAGTTAGAGAACTTTTACAACGGATGGGTACAGAAGTTGGTCGTAATCTTTTTGGAAAAGATTTTTGGGTAGACCAGGCTTTTAAAAAAGCTGAGCAATATGACAAAGTTGTATTTTCAGATTGTAGGTTTATCAATGAAGCCGATGCCGTGACAGCTCATGGCGGGTCTGTGTGGCGTATCAACAGAGCCGGACTTCTTGCTCCAAATAATCACGTGTCTGAAAAAGAACTGAATGATTACAACTTCAATGTGATCTTTAACAATGACGGTACCCTAGAAGATTTTTATAATAATATTGAAAGACACTTGGAGATTAAATGTCTGATCAAGGAATAGCTCTTTTGTATGCTCGTGTATCTACTCAACTGCAGGTAAGTGACGGAGTTTCATTAGATGTTCAGGAACGTCAACTACGTCAAGCAGCTGAGTTGGCTGGGTATACAGAGTTTGAACTTATCCGTGAAGAGGGTCGCTCAGGTAAGTCAATTACGGGCCGTCCGGCTCTTACAGCCGCTTTGAAGCGTTTAGATACTGGCACTGCTTCAGCCCTGTTTGTGACGCGTATCGACCGCCTAGCCCGCTCTACGAAGGACTTTTTGAGCATAATAGACCGGGCAAATGCCAATAAATGGCGTCTAGTTATGCTAGATCTAAACCTGGACACAGCCAGCTATCAGGGCCGTTTTGTGGTTACGATTATGTCTGCTCTGGCTGAGATGGAACGTGGCATTATCGCTGAGCGTCAAAAAGATGTGCATAAAGATCGTCGAGCTCGTGGAATTAAGTGGGGGGTTGATATGGGCCCTAAAAATAAAACTTCTGATGAAGTAAAGGATCTCGTTAGAAAGCAGAAAGATTCCGGTCTTTCATTCCACGAAATAGCTAGAAGATTAAACAATAATGGCGTACCAACCCAGAATGGAGGGAGATGGTACGCCACTACAGTTAAAAATATTTACGATTCTTTAGATTAATCTCTCTTCATAATCGTTTGAGCAAAACTTCCCGAGAATCCGTAAGTTCCATAATGAGTAGTGTCTACCCATGGGGCAGCATAAATCTTACCGCCTATAGACTTCCATCTTTCGCAGAAGTAGTAATCTTCTCCTAGTAACTGATTGTTGTCATCAAATTGCATATCAAAAAATTGAGTAAGCTCTCTTTCAATTTGAACACCGTTGCGGCTACTGACATCTGTATATGTTCTACAACTTGGAGCCAACTCTTCAAAAACTTTTCGACTTATATATACAAGCCCAGTTCCGACTCTTTCAACTTCCATAGGTTCCGTAATTTTTATTTCTTTACTTGTTGGAACTACTCCGGTAAAAAATCCTGTATATTTTTCAAGATCTTCTTCGCCATTTAATGCAGCTTGTCTTACTTGCTCCCAGTTAATGGCTTTTTTAGGGTAGATAGCTCCAATAAAATCTTTACCGGAGTGGACCATTTCCGCAACTGCAATAGGATCAAAACCAGTATCTGCATCGATAAATAAGATACCGTCGGCTTCTTTGTTTTGAAGCATGTCGTGTACTAAAGCATCCCTACCTCTACTTATGATACTTTCATTAATTATTACCGGATAGAACATAGAATCGCCTTTTCCCGCAAGTGTAAAAGACAGTGGTAAAACACTATGCATGTATCCACCGTGGCACATACCGCCAAACATTGGGGTTGCAATTGCAATTAACATAAAACTCCTTGATTGTTAGAGGAAGGGGTCTTTTTAGACCCCTTCCATGTCTTTCTCCCGAATAGATCCCAAGACACAATTACATCCTATACCACATTAATGGGCTAGGCGAACTGCGACATTCCAATCAATTTCTTTGGATTCTACAGCTCTTGGAGCAAGAGTTCTATTTTTAATTTCAGCTTTAGAGCCTTGACCTAGAATTTGTAACCCTCTATCTGAAAGTTTTCTGTGAAACGCAATTTGAGTTAGTGGACGTTCACCACGTTCATCCGACCACATTCTATAAATTGAATACATCTGCTTGACTAAAACTGAAGCTCCCTCATTTTCACGAGTCTCTTCATTCAAGAACATCCCAATTCGGTCTTCATTCTTACGATAGATCTCAGCTGCCTCAGAAACGGCTGTACACCACCCTAGAGGGTCTCTAGCAGACGATCCTAGGTATTTTATGGCTCCCTCTACTGCCCAAGCCAAAACAGCCGGTAAACCGCCCTCAGGGTCGAATAGATAAGCTTTTAGATCTGGATCTGGCATTTCAGGAACATTGCTCCATGGAATAGGTCTAATACGACGCCACATAGCATCGTCATTAATCATAGGACGGTGGTTAGTTGTAATCCATAATTTGGCTTGAGCCTTAAATGTAAATGGCTTTTCACCTGGAGAACGAGCAGAAATTTCAGATGAACCAGTTAACTTTTTAACAGCATTTTCTTTTAGACGTTCTGATTCTGGAAGCTCGTCTACCCAGACCATTCGACGACCTCTAAGTTCAGCCCAGTGGTACATATCTGTACTACTTGAGCTAGCACCAGTATCAGCAAGAATGCTGGAGTCAAGTGGCCAGGCATATTGCTGAGTACCTAGAGCCTTAACGATTGCTTCAACAAACGTGTTTTTACCCGATCCCGGGGGACCATAAACAAGGAA